CTTTTTTAGATACTACAAGCAGTCATTCAGAGGTAACTCAATATAATGTACCATCAAATAGTGTTGCATTATCATCATCAACAAGCAAGTATAATATAAACTTTAACAATGAGATAAATGAATATGCTTTAGATAACACCTTTACAGATACTTTATTTGAAGCATACCATAAAGATTATATTTCTGATGTATTTGATGCAACAAACAGACTAACAAAAGTAACTGCATATTTACCTTTAAGAATATTGCTTAACTACACACTAGCAGATAGATTCAATATTAGTGGTACTACTTACAAGATCAATAGCATTAAAACAAATATGCTAACTGGTAAATCTGATTTAGAGTTATTGAATGATATCTATACACCACCAGCACCAGCAATACCACCAGATACAACACCTCCAACTGCACCAGTAATTGGTACACCAATAGTTGGAACAACTACAATTAATTTTTGTTGGGCAGCATCAACTGATACTGGAGTAGGTGTAAAAAGTTATTCTGTTACACAAGATGGGGTACTTGTACAAAGGGTTACTGCAACACCATATAGAGATACTTATTGCGTTACAATAACTGGTTTAACAAGTGGAACAACTTATGCTTTTGGAGTAACTGCAACAGACTTTAATGGTAATGAATCAACGACAACTTTTAATGCAACAACGTCATAATGATAAAAGAAATATTAGAGTTACTAAGAGATACGGATTGTAAATCTGAGATAGTACAAATAGCAAAGGGAAAGAATAAGTTTCCAGATAGTTTTAAAGAAGTATTTAAAAGACAAAAACAAGAATTGAAATGGAGAAAATAATTGTAGAGCTAGAAGCAAAAACAGACAAAGCCTTAAAGGGAATTGATGGTGTTGCAAAGAGTGTTGAAAATTTAAACAAAGAGGTAGTAAGTTCAAATAAAGATACTGCTAAATCTTTAAAGAATGTTGAAGCAACTTCTAACATAGCAGCTAAAGGTATAAGAGGTATTGGAAACGCATTAAAGGCTGCTGGTATTGGATTGGCAATTGCTGCTTTTGCTACACTACAAGAAATTTTTATTCAGAATCAAAAGGCTGCTGATTTCTTTAATACATCATTTGAAGTTGTTAGTATTGCATTCAATGATTTTGTAAATTTTATTATAGATAATGGTACAAAAGTAACAGACTTTTTCAAAGCTATATTTGAAGATCCGTTAGGTAGTGTTAAAGAACTAGGAGCAAGTATAAAAGCAAACATTATAGAACGTTTTGAAAGTTTCTTAGATACTCTTGGTTTTTTAGCAAGTGCAGTAAAGAAAGTGTTTAGTGGCGATTTTGCTGGTGCATTAGAAGATGTAAAAAGTGCTGGTAAAGAATCTTTAGATGTACTTACTGGAGTTAATGATGTCTTTGATAAAAGTACTGATTTTATAAAAAAGAGTGCTGATGCAATATCAGACTATACAAAAAAAGTAATAAAAGGTGCTAAAGAAAATGTAGAGTTAGCTAAGTCTGCTGAATTAGCATCTGCTCAACAAGGTTTGTTAATTGAGAAATATGATATACAAGCAGAAAGGTTAAGACAAATAAGAGATGATGACAGAAACTCTTTAGAGGAAAGAAGAAAAGCAAATAATGACTTATTACAAGTATTAGACAAGCAAGAAAAATCAATGATAAAACTTGCAGATATTCAAATTGCATCTGCACAAGCTGATTTAGATAAAAATAACTCTATTGAAAATCAAGTTGCTTTAATTGAAGCTTTATCAAATAAACAAGGTGTTTTAGCACAAATAGAAGGTTTTAGAAGTGAGCAAAAATCAAATGATTTAGCATTAAGTTTAGAACAAAATGAAATAGAAAAAGAAGCAGAAGAAACTAGATTAGATCAATTACAAGAGAGGGCAGATAGAGAAGTAGAAATAGAACAAAGTATTGTTGATAGAAAAAAACAAATAAACTTAGAATACATAAATTTTGCTGCTAGTCTAAGTGGATTATTGCAACAAATAGCTGGTAAAAATAAAGCATTAGCAATGGCTGGTTTAATATTAGAAAAGGGTGCTGCTATTGCAAACGTTGTAGTAAAAGCAAAAGAATCTATTGCAACTGCAACTGCAAACGAGGCTAAAGTACCATTCTTTACGTCTGTTGGTGCTTTTACAATACCTAATCCATTAAAGGTATCATCTTTAGCAACAACTGCAAAATCAATAGCAATGACAAAGATTGGTGCTGGGTTAGCAATTGCTGGTATTGGTGCTACTGCTATTGGTCAAGGTAAAAGTATATCTGGAGGAGGAGGTGGTCAAATTTCTACTCCAACACCATCTATACCAACTGGTGCATCTACACCTCCATCATTTAATGTAGTTGGTGCAAGTGATACAAACCAATTAGCATCTGCTATTGGAGGGCAATCACAACAACCAGTACAAGCCTATGTTGTAGCAAACGATGTAACAACTGCACAGAGTATGGATAGAAATATAATTGATGATGCAAGTTTAGGAGATTAAAATATAAAATAACACTAAAAAAATATTATATAAATATGAAGTTAATTGAACTTATTTTAGATGATGATGAAGCAATAGGGGTAGAAGCTATTTCTGTTGTTGAGAATCCAGCAATAGAATCAGATTTTATTGCACTTAATAAACAAGAAATAAAACTTGCTGAGATAGACAAAGAAAAACGTTTATTAATGGGTGCTTTATTAATACCAAAGAAACCTATTTACAGAAAGTCTGGAGAAGATGAATACTACATTTTCTTTTCTGAAAAGACTGTTGCAAAAGCATCTCAAATGTATTTACAGAATGGTAATCAATCTAATTCAACATTAGAACACAATGCACAATTAAAAGACTTAACACTTGTTGAAAGTTGGATCGTAGAAGATAAACAAAAAGACAAGACTGCTTTATATGGTTTAGATGTACCAGTTGGTACTTGGATGGGTAGTGTAAAAGTTGAGAATGATGAGATTTGGAATAACTATGTAAAAACTGGTAAAGTAAAAGGATTTTCAATTGAAGGTTATTTCGCTGACAAGATGGAAAGACCAAATGAAGAACTAAAAGAGGATTTAGAGGAGAAGCAGTTAGCAGAACTTAAAAAACTATTATCATAATGAGAGCAGTATATTGTAAATGTAAAAATACTTATTCGATAGATTGCAAGAATACTACTGATAAAAGTTGTAAGACTCCAGAGTATTGGAAACAAGGCATTGGAAGAATAAGTGCAACAGAAGAAGAAGAATAGAGAATTGAAAATACAAAATTTTAACTAAATTTTATTATATAAATATGAATACAAAGAAAAGAGTTTTTAAAAAACTAGCAGAGGTAGATAAAGTAGAATTATCTGCACAGAAAGTAGAATTGGGTGTTATACAAGAATTAGTCTCTTTAAATAACAAGATTGATAAGTTTTTAAGCAATGCTTATAATGATTTTAATCCGTTTTTTGATAAAATAAATAGTAAAGCAAAAACAAATATTAAAGAGATAAATAACCTAATAAGTAAAACTGAATCTAAAATAGATGCAGTTAGAAAGATGGAGAAGGAATTAGGTGTAACTGTTTTTGGAAAAGGAACAACTAAGGATTTAGAAACAAATCTAAAATATATGAAGGGAGATGTTTTGAGAGAAATGAAAGCTCTTTCTAACGCAAGAATGGGTAAAATAATTTAAGGAATAATTAACTAAATATATGAACACAGACAGAACATTACTAAACAAAGCAAGAGTTTTACTTGGGTTAGAAGTAAAGCTAGAGCAAATGAAATTAGATAATGGTGCTATCCTAGAAGCAGAAGTATTTGAAGCTGGTGCAGAAGTATTCGTTGTTGCAGATGACGAGAGAGTTGCAGTACCAGTTGGAGAATATGAAGTTGAAGGTGGTATGATTATAGTAGTTTCAGAAGAAGGTATCATTGGAGAGATTAAAGAAGCTGGAGCAGAAGAAGAAGCACCAGCAGAAGAAACAGTAGAAGAAGTTGAAGAAGAAGAATTATCAACTGAAACTGCATCTCCAAAGAAGATAGTTAAATCAATATCAGAAGAAATGTTCTTCTCAGAAATTGAAAAACTAAGAACTGAAATCAACGAACTAAAACTTTCTAAAACAGAAGTAGTTGCAGAAGAAGTAGTTGAGTTATCAGAAGAAGTAAAAGAAGATAAAGTAGAATTATCTGCTGAAGAAGTTGAAGGAATTACACATACTCCAGAAAACTTATCTGACAAAAAAGAATTAAACCTTTATTCTCAAAAAGGGAATAAGAACACAACAAGAAATAGAATATTTAACAAAATAAACAAATAAAAAATGAGTTTATCAATTACAACAACGTATGCTGGAGAATTTGCTGGAAAATATGTATCAGCAGCACTTTTATCTGGAAATACAATCGCAAACAACTTAATCGAAGTTAAGCCAAACGTAAAGTTTAAAGAAGTATTAAAAAGAGTAAATCTTTCTGGCGCTATTGCAAATGCATCTTGTGATTTTACAGATGCTGGAACTGTTGCTTTGACAGAAAAGATTATTGAGCCAAAAGAATTACAAGTAAATTTAGAGCTTTGTAAAACTCCTTTTCAATCAGATTGGGAAGCAGTATCAATGGGGTATTCTGCACACGATAATTTACCAGCTACTTTCTCTGATTACTTTATCGGATTAATGTCTGAATCAATTGCAGAACAAACTGAAAAAGATATCTGGGCTGGTGTAGCTGGTGCTGGAACTTTTGATGGTTTCAAAACTTTATTAAATGCTGATGCTGGACATACTGGAGCAAAAAAGATTACTGGAGAAGCAGTAACTTCTGCAAACGTAGTAGCTGAGTTAGGAAAAATTGTAGATGCTATCCCAAGTGAAGTTTATGGAAAAGAAGATTTATACATCTATGTTGCACAAAACATCTTTAGAGCTTACAAGAGAGCTTTAGGAGGTTTCCAAACTGCTGGATTAGGACATAACCAAGATATGGACATCCAATATTTTGATGGTGTAAAAGTTGTAGCTTGTAACGGACTTTCTGACAACAATGCAATAGCAGCACAAAAATCTAACTTATTCTTTGGAACTGGACTTTTATCAGACCACAACGAAGTTAAAGTTTTAGATATGGCTGACTTAGATGGCTCACAAAATGTACGTTTCATTATGAGATATACTGCTGGAGTACAATACGCAATCGTTGAAGATATCGTATCTTACGGATTAGGACTATAATCTAATAACAATAATAATAACGAGGGTAGGTGGTTAATCTGCTTACCCTTTTTTAATAACTTTAAAACATATAACACAATGGCTTGTTTACTTACATCTGGTAGAGCTTTACCTTGTAAAAGTAGTGTTGGTGGCTTAAAAGCAGTTTATTTTGCAGATTATGGTACGTTGGGAACAACTACAATAGCATCTGGAGAGATTACTGCAATAAGTGGAACACCAGACTTTTTCAAATTTGATATCAAAGGTAATTCTTCACTAGAAACCACAATTAATAGTTCAAGAGAAAACGGAACTACATTTTACACACAAACTTTAAATTTAACTTTACCAGTTTTAGATAAAGCAACACAAGAGGAGATAAAATTATTAGCTACTGCAAGACCACACGTTGCAATAGAAGATTATAATGGTAATTTCTTTTTAGTTGGTTTAGAACACGGAGCAGAAGTAACTGGAGGAACAATTGTATCTGGTGCTGCTATGGGAGATTTAAGTGGATTCACTTTAACTTTAGAAGGTCAAGAAACTGACCCAGCATTCTTTGTAACATCAACTGTTGTTACTGGTAATGAAAGTTCATCGCAAATAGACCCTAACGCATAGGTTTTTTTTAATTTTTTTCATTTGAAAAGGGTAGTCTTAATTGATTACCCTTTTAGTCTTTTATTAACTACGTCTTTAAAATCATTGTAGTTATGTTTTCCGTAATTATTTACAATTATATTGCAAATGGCATTTGCTAAATCAATAGTGTTTAAATCTATTTTTTTAACTGCTTTTTTTAGTTTTTTCATTATATCGGTTTAACAATTTTTTATTCAATTTTTACACTATCATAAATATAAAATAATTCACCTAAATAACTAATAGAAAACAATAAATTATCTTCTTGTTTTTTAATATCTGCAACATCACTATAAGCATAAACATACTCTGTAAACACATCTTCAATATGTTTAGGTAAATTAAAGCTATACATTCTACTACCACCTTTTTTAATATATTCATCTAATAAGTAAAGATATTCAGAATCATCTCCTATTTTCATTAAATTACTTATACAATAATCCAATCTAGTAACTAATTTTTTTAACTTTACCCTATCCATTATTTTAAGCTCTTTAATGTGTTTATTGTTATTTTTAAAGCATCAATAGAGAACTCGTTAGCTACTTGTAATGAGTACCCTTCTTTTACAAATACCTCTTTTAAAATACTTCCACAAATCATTAACACCTCATCACTAAAGTTGTTTTCTACTAATTTTATTGCTATGTTTGATAATAATTCCTTCATAATCTTTTTGTTTTAATTATGATGTAAATATATATTTTTTAAAATAATAAAATGTTAAAGTTTTGTTAAAATTTATTTTTTCTTTTAAATAAATAAAAATACAAACTTTTAGTATTATATATATATGAAACATTTGTTACCTACATCTGATGCACAAACAATAAAGATTATACCAAGAGTATATTCAACAAGTGTTACGATAAAGTTAAGGGATGATAGTACAAATAATGAAGTAACAATACTACCAACTGCTATAATTAATAAAAACTATGTTGAGTTGTCAAATGTTTATACATTAATTGAAGGTAGGTTTTATGATTTAAAAGTTTATAATGGTCAAGGCTCTGTAACAGAAGCAGATATTATTTACAGAGATAAAATATTTTGTACTGCACAATCAACAAACCAATCTAACAACGAACACTATACAATAAACAAAGATGTGTACAAAGAAAAGAGTGGTAATAACGATTTTATAATACTATGAGTAAACGTATAAATAAATACAGAAAAACAACACCATCAAAAGCATCTAACTCAAAAAACTCAAAAGTTAGCTTTGTTAATCTATCTACTTACACATCTCCACAGATTGTAGAAACAAAAAACAAAGAATGGGTTGAATTTGGTGCTGATAACAATTATTTTCAGTTCTTAATAAATAGAGCAAACGGAAGTGCAACATCAAGTGCTTGTATTACTGGTATCTCTCAAATGATATATGGTAGAGGTTTAGATGCAACAGATAGTTCAAAAAGACCAGAGCAATATGCAAGAATGATATCTTTATTTAAAAAAGATGATGTAAGACGTTTTGCATACGATCTAAAGCTATCTGGACAATGTGCAATTCAAGTAATATACTCAAAAGACAGAAAGTCTATTGCTAAAGTAGAACATTTGCCAATTGAGACTTTAAGAGCAGAGAAATGTGGAACAGAAGATAAACAAGTACAAGCATATTATTATCATCCAGATTGGGTTAATATAAAGCCATCTGATAAGCCTTTAAGAATACCGGCATTTGGTATATCTAACACACCACAACCAATTGAGATTTTATATGTTAAGCCTTACGAAGCTGGTATGTATTATTATTCTACTCCAGACTATCAAGGTGGTTTACAATATGCAGAGTTAGAAGAAGAAGTATCTAATTATCACTTAAACAATATAATGAACGGACTTGCTCCATCAATGTTAATTAATTTTAATAATGGAGTACCAGATGAAGAAAAACAAACTTTAGTTGAAAATAAGATAAAGGCTAAGTTTAGTGGAAGCAGTAATGCTGGTAAATTTATACTTGCTTTTAACGATGATAAAGAATCAGCAGCAGATATAAATCCAGTACAATTATCAGATGCACATAACCAATACCAATTCCTTTCTGAAGAATCACAAAAGAAGATAATGATATCACACAGAATTGTAAGCCCTATGCTATTAGGTATAAAAGATTCAAGTGGTTTTGGTAACAATGCAGAAGAATTAGAGACTGCAACAGTATTAATGCAGAACACAGTTATAATACCTTTTCAAGAGCTTTTAACAGATGCTTTTGATAAAATACTTGCTTTTAATAACATCTCTTTAAACCTATATTTTAAGACGTTACAACCATTGCAATTTGTTGATTTAGAAAATGTAAAAGACGAAGAAACAAGAGAGCAAGAAACTGGTGTAAAGATGTCAAAGATATTTTCTGATTTAGAACAATTAGGAGAAGATGAGGATTTAGAGAATTGGGAATTGATTGATGAAAGAAAAGTTGATTATGATGCAGAAGATGAGTTAAATGAAGAACTAAATAAATTAAACAATCCTAAACTATCTGTATTGTCAAAGATGTACAATTTTGTTACAACTGGAACTGCTAGACCAAACGCAAAGAGTAGTCAAGATGGAGAGAATGAAGAAGGAGTACAATTTAAAGTAAGATATCAATATGCACCATTAAGTTATAGTGCAAATAGTAGAGAGTTTTGCAAGAAAATGGTAAATGCTGCTAAGATATACAGAAAAGAAGATATAGATAGGATGAGTACAATGCCAGTTAATGCTGGGTGGGGTTTAAACGGAGCTGATACATACGATATTTGGTTGTATAAAGGTGGAGGAGATTGTCACCATTTTTGGATGAGAAAGACATACAGAGCAAAAAGTGCTAAAACAAAAGCAGATGTTGGTAATCCAAATGCTGAAGTTAGTGTAAACAAAGCTAAAAAAGAAGGTTTTAAACCAGAGGTAAATGCAAAAGAAGTTGCTAAAAGACCAACGGATATGCCAAATAACGGATTTGTAAATAAAAAGAGATAATAGATGGCAACTGCATTATTTATAAGTAGAACAGATTTAATAAAGAATAGTATTGTTGATGGAAACGTTGATACAGATAAATTTATACAATTTGTTAAGATTGCACAAGAGATACACATACAAAACTATTTAGGAAGTAAGTTGTATGATAAAATATCAGCAGATATTATTGCAGATAGTTTAACTGGTAATTATTTAGACTTAGTTACAGACTATGTACAACCAATGTTGATCCATTATGCTATGGTAGATTATTTACCATTTGCAGCATATCAAGTAAAGAATGGTGGTGTATTTAAACACACATCAGAAAATGCTGAAAGTGCATCAAAAGACGAGGTTGATTTCTTAGTACAAAAACAAAGAGACTTTGCAGAGTATTACACAAGAAGATTTGTAGATTACATTTGCTACAATAGCACTTTATTTCCAGAATACACAAGCAATACAGATTCTGATGTATATCCAGACAAAGATGTAAATTCAAGTAATTGGGTATTATAATGAAAGGAATGTACAAACCAAAAAAAACAAATGTTGTTAAATTAAAGAAGTATTTAACTAAAAAAGACAAAGATGGCAAACGAGGTTTACGAGAATAGTTGGTGGGGTAGTCCAGTAGAGAATGGCTGGGGAGGTATTTATTATGATTTTGCATACCCAAGTGCAATACCTAGCTTATTAAGTACATTACAAGCAAGAGCTTCTTATTACGAGAATGTAACTTGTACAACTGCAACATTAACCACAATTGAAAATATAGAATAAGATGGCAGATAATTTATTAGATAAAGCATCAATATTACTTACACCAACTGCTTATAATGATGGTAGTATGTTAAGTGTAAAGCCAGAAAATGGAGATGGAGATTTTACATTCAGTAGAAGTTCTGCTGCAACTAGAGTTAATGCACAAGGTTTAGTAGAGAATGTACAGA